ATGATTAGGAACGGTTACCTTACCGGACTTAGTTGGATGGAAAATTGGAAATTTGATGGGTGGAAATTGATTTCCAATTATTTACGGTTGCATTTTTGGGAGTTTCATTGTAAAATGTTTTTTGTCGCTGATAAAAGAACATCGCGGGGTGGAGCAGTGGTAGCTCGTCGGGCTCATAACCCGAAGGTCGCAGGTTCAAATCCTGTCCCCGCAACCATTGGGCCTTTAGCTTAGTTGGTAGAGCACCTGACTCTTAATCAGGGGGTCCAGGGTTCGAGTCCCTGAAGGCCCACCAAAAAAGCCATACGTATCAAGGAGAAAGGAGTCATACCCCCTTAAGGTATGGCTTTTTTGTTGCCTTATGTGTGCGTATAGTGTGCGGATTTTAGAAAAGCATTTCTTGTAACGCATCTGAGGCTTTTTGCTGCATGTCCGGTAAAACATGGCTATAACGATTGAGAGTCATATTTACGCTTGCATGGCCAAGGCGTTCGGCCACGACCTTTGGGGAGATCCCAGCAAGAAGGAGAAGGGTAGCGCATGTATGTCTAAGATCATAAATGCGGATAGGGGGTAAACCTGCCAATTCAAGGATTGGCTTAAAGTGGCGTTTCACAAGGTTCCGGTGGGTGATTGGTTCTCCGTTGTCTGCTGTAAAGACAAAGCCATAGTCTTTATAGCTCTCCGCCTTCTTTTTCTTACGCTCCTCTTGCTTTTCCTTATGCTCCTTTAGGATATTGATCATTTCAGGTGGTATCGTAATGTTTCTCCGGCTGCCGGCTGTCTTAGGCTCTTTTAGCTTCCATCCATCCTTAGTGCGGTATAGAGAAGTTTTGATGAAGATCCTTCCATTCTCCAGATCCACTTCATCCCACTTTAGCGCATAGGCTTCTCCTGGCCTTACTCCTGTGGTTAGCATGAGCATGAAAAGGGCATAATAAGGATCAGATGAAGCAGCTTCTTTAAACCATATTGCCTCTTCTTTGGTTAGAACCCGCATATTTCCATCTTCATCATCATCAATGATCGCTTTCTTTCTTGGGATCTCCACAAGTTCCGCCGGATTTCTGGGGATAAGCTGCCACTTAACGGCCTGCTTTAGCGCTTGTTTTAAGACAGTAACGGTGTATTGAGTCGTTCGTGTGATCCCTTTATCGTGCATATCGTTGATGAGCTTTTGAATGTCCAGCGGTTTCAGTTTAGATAGCTTATGTTCTCCGATAACAGGATATACATAACGTTCTAATAATCCTCTATAGTCTTGATACGTTCGTTCGGATACCCTTTTCTTAGCAGCTTGCTCTAACCATTCTTCAAGGTAGGCTCTGACAGTCTTATTTGTAGGTTCCACGAAGGTCCCAAGGTCCCTTTCTCTCAAAACGCTATTTAAGTATTTCTCCGCATCCTTTTTGTTTCCATGAATCGTCTTGTTGTGGTATTTCCTCTTGCCTTCAGAATTAAGGCCCATATAAACCCTGACAAGCCATACGTTATCTCCGCGCTTTTGAATAGAACCGGCCATGAAGCCACCTCCTCACTTAGATTATATCTTGATACACTTTTTTGCTTCAAGCAAAAAAAATAGGGTCGCTCACATTATGAGCGCCATAGGACTGCACGAATTGTGCATCCCTTATCTTTGCAATCATGAAAAGGGTACCCATAAAGTGAGTACCCTCTCTTTTTGGAGGTAATCCTAACATGGGAATACCTTTCATTGGGTTGCTCAAAATTGAGCTTACCACACCAAGAAGGGTGTCCAAATATTGTGGACATCCTATTTGTTACTCAATGGATAAGGGAGATGTTTTTAAACCCCATCCTTGGTTGACTCCTCAAAATTGAGGAGTCGTAATTCATGGTTGAGGATGTATTTTCAATATACGTCCTAAAGGGGGTCGTGAAACGCTAGGTCCTTATCCATTTCCCTACCCTTCCCCTGCTGCCCGGCTTAATAACTCCATCCATTCCTCCCAGGCCTCCTCCTTGTTCTCCCGATCCTTCTTCTCCTCGTTGGCTACAAGAGCATCCAGGTCTACTTCCGGCCTTTCCCCTGTGAGCATCTCATAAATCCTGCGAAGAGCGGTAATCTTAATCCGCCAAAATTGCTTTAAAGGTATCCCAAGTATTTCCGCTATGGTCGAATCGTAATTAAAATCGCATCGTAAATAGGCCAAGTAGAGGACTTTATATTCCATCTCAGAAAGCAGATCCAGCGCTGTTTGAATCGTTCGTATATCCTCCTCCAGCCATTCCAGCTTCTTTAAGAGGCTTTCCCTGGCTTCTTCCGTATGGATGGCCACGGTTTCCACAATGGAAGAGGGAAGCCCTTTTCCTCTCGGCATCCCATCCAGGGTGACGGCTTTTACGCCGGTGTCACCGTCTAAGGCTTTTAATTCCAAGAGAATATCTTCTCTCCTCTGATCCCTGGCCGCATAGAACCTGAGCTGTGATTCGGTCCAATGAATCCAGTCCACATCCCTCGGCCTCCTTACCTCTGCCTAAGATCGGTCTTGAGATAGTCCAGAAGAGCATTCCTCATATCGGATAAGCAGTAATAGACCTGCCGGCCAAGTTCCTCCAAGTCATTCTTGGTGAGGTATTCATCCTTATGAGTCTGTTCAAAGGTCTCAACGTCAAACTGTACCTCTAGCCGGAAGTTTTCCAGGGCATCATTTAACCGCCGATCCAGCTTCTTATACTCCCCTATCATGGTCTAGCCTCCTAATTGAGACTATAGGCATAGATTCGTAAATCCTGTTTGTTCCCCTCAAAGTCGTCGATCCGGGTAATGCTGTACTCTTTCCCACGGAAAAGGATCTTCATGGATGGATGAATATCATTCCGCCAATTGATCTCAAAGATGGCCTCTACTTTGTAATTCACCTGAGCCGCTCCAAAAAATTCATCGGCTGAGGCCTGCCGGTAATAGGCCCAGATGTTTTCTCCTCCCGGGAGAGGCTCCCAAACGCTAATCAATTGGCCATACTCATCATAATACCCATTGTTTTGTAAAATCGTGATCTTCTTATCCTTAAGCCTTGGCATTCTATCGCCTCCTAAAATCGTTTCTAACGGCTTTTTTATGTCCTCCTAAGGTTTTTCTTGGAAAGGAAGATACGTTCAGAGCGGTCTTGAAACCCTCTTAGAATCATGATCTAACGGCCCGTTAGGTCATCGACTCGCTCAGGGCTTCTCTCCCCTATAGCGCTCTTAGAAACTCTTCGTAATGCTCAAAGAGGCCCACATAGGCATCTAGGAGACTGGCTGCGCCGTCTATCCTCATCTTCGCCGCTTGGTTCTTAACCGGTACAATATTCCCGTTCCGGTCGGTCTGTACGCCTACATTGGTAAGATTCCACTTTAAGATGGGATGGTTGTTATAATTGATCCTCTTCGCTTGGAGATCCGCTCCCATCATCTGCATGGGGAGGCTTAGGGTCTTGGCTCCCTGGATTGCCCTCACCATCTTAAAACCATAGCTCTCCATCTCCTCTACCCAATATTTGGCGGAATAGGAGTCATAGTAAATCCACAGGGGGGTAATGTCGTAGTCATGGAGCATCTCCAAAAACCAAGCGGTTACATCGCTATAATTGATGGTGTTCCCGTTACAAAGTCTTAAAAGGCCCTGCTGATACCATTTGTCATAAGGGATCTTGTCCAACTGAACCCTCTTCTCAAAGTTCTCCCTGGGGAGCCAATACATTTGATGGACGTATCTTTTCTCCGTCTCCTTATCCAAGAAGAGCAGGGTGGCTGCGGTAAGGTCTGTGGTAATGCTGAGATCCGCTCCGCCTATGGCATAGGAGCCTCTAAATCGCTCCAGGTCGAAGGTCTCCTCGTTGTTAATGTCCTGGAAGGAGAGCCAAGCGCTGCTTACGGTCTCCCGGATGTTAAAGTCCTTGGTGAGGAGGCCGCTTATATCTTTGGGGCTGTTCTTTGCCTTCTCTACCTTCTGGAGGAGATCCTCCATCTTCTTGATCGTCCCTAGTCCTGGATTCGCCTTCTGCCACTTGGTGGGGTCAAGCCACTCCTCCCGGTCATCCAACTCGTAGAGAATGGGGAGGAAGGTGTCATCCTGGAAGATCCCGTCCACAATCCCACAGGCGTAGGAGTACATATCGTCAAAGATGGATTCCCGGATGAATCCCGCTGTGGTTATCATGATGAGAAGCGGCTGCCGCCTTGCGCTCATACTCTGTTTCATAACCTCGTAAAGGTTCCGGTCTTTCACGCCGTGCAGTTCGTCCATAATCACGCAATGCGCATTCAGGCCGTCAAGGGTGTCGCTGTTCTTTCCTAAGGGTTTGAAAGAGGAGAGGGTGGCAGGGAAGTAAAGGTCCGCCTTACGCTTTTTAATGTGCCTGGAAAGATCGGGGGATTGCTTCACCATGTTATGGGTCTCCTCGAAGATGAGGGCTGCCTGATCCTTCTTTGTGGCCGTGCTGTAGATCATCGCTCCGCCCTCGCCGTCGGCAATCATCATGTAAAGAGCAATCCCGGCTAACAGAGAGCTTTTCCCGTTCTTCCTCGCCACATAGAACAGGCTCTCCCGGTATCGCCTAAGCCCGGTCTCGGGGTGGATAAATCCGAATAAGGCAGAGATATAAGCTTTCTGGAATAATTCCAGCTTGAGCGGTTTCCCTGCCCATTCCCCCTTACTGTGCTTACAAAACGTCTCAATAAACTGGATGGGACGGTTGGCCTTCTCTTCATCGAAGAGGTATTTCCCAGGGTTCCTGATCTCGTCCACAAGCTTCTGATACTGTTTCCTTACCCTCTTAGATACCAATACCTTTCCGCTTTCAATGGCCTCCCAGTATTGGAGAACATAATTCATTCTTAATTCCCCTTGATGAAGTCTAGGAGGGGATCGTCTTTCTTCTTTTCGGTCTTAGGGAGGAGGTCTGTTAGCTGCTTATAGGTATTGTTGTAATTCTTGAGGGTGACGTTGTAGGCCTTTAGGGCCGGGTGTTCCCTGAGAAACTGCTGCTTTCCCTGTTTAAACATGGCGGTAGGGCCCTGCTCTTCAATCTGCTGCTTCAGGGTATTCAGGGTCTTCTGCATAAACTCCAGTTCGCCATAGAGGCTCTTGGCAATGGGAAGCTTATCCTCAGGAACCAATTTCAAAATGTCCTTAAGTTTCTTCATCTCATTAGAAATGTTGGTCACCTTGGCTAATGTCATGGTAAATCCTACCTTTCTTGGTAATCGTTTATCTCTCCCAATATATGGAATACAAGGGAGAGGTTTTGTGAGGGCCCGCGCCGGTCCCCAGGCGGTTAGCCTGCTGCACTGGACCGGGGGGAGTCAATTTGGATTAGATTTCCATTTACGTCAAAGGTTAATCCATCGGCTGTGATTTGGCTGCCATGAATACAATTATGGCATTCATGACACAAGGCCATTAGGTTATCCCAGTTTAACGTCACATAAGGGTCATCAATGTTTTCCGGTGTGATGGGATTCTTATGGTGAACAATAACCGCCAATCCCCCGCAACGTTCACAGATATAGTGTCGGCTCTTCAAGAAGCCATCCCTGCACTTGATCCAGGCTCTGCTTTTATAGAACGCTTTCGCATAGTCCTGAGCCATTGGCCTTGCTCCTCCTTTTGGGCTAACAGGGGTGCTCATTATGTGAGCATCCTTTTGGTTACCTGTAGTAGGTGGCCCGCCTTAGGGTAAAGTTCTTCCTATCGCCGTTAAGGCGGTGAGAAGGCTGTCGATGGTTTTCTTTAACCGTTCGGTGTCCGGCCCTTGTGGGTTATACCACAGTTCCAAGATAAACTTAGCGGTGGTCTTGGCTAATGGGTGGATCGGTTCCGTTTCCCAGTTCTTTCCTGTTGATACTTCCAGGTAATGAGGGATTGCCTCTAGTAATGGAACCAAGATCACATCATTATCCGGTCCATCTACCCTGACGGCATCCCTGGCCTCTTCGATGGTGAGGATCATGGTATCACTCCTTTATGAAAAGGGGATACCAGCGTTTACACTGATACCCCCTTGGTTAGAATGGATTAAGCTGTCGCCCTGGAGAGTTTCACAAAGGCCTCGCTTACCAAAGGCTTGGTATCGGCAATAGCCATTGCCCGGTAGTCAATAAGCCCGCTCGTGAATCCAGATTCCCGGCTTACTTCAATCATGATCCCTTGAGGGAGATTGTATCCAAGGTATTGGAAGTTCCCCAGGAGAATCACGTCATCGGGGATGAAGTCATCCACTACCACAGGGCGGCCTAGGATATACCCAATCCCTTCCGTCTTAGGATCTGTGATGAAGATGGGTCTTCCCTGGCTATCCTCCAGGCCATAAACCAGGTTATACAGGGTAGCGTTGTTCATCGCAAAGGCGGATCCTCCTGCATACCCTCTCTTGAGCATAGCCATCATCTTGGTAAAGTCCTTATAGGTCGGGGTTCCGTTAAGCGGGAAGGTAAAGCTGTTGGTTTCGTCCCAGGTGATCCCGGTTAATACGCCGGTCCCCTGATTGACTCCGGTTCCGTTCACCAAAGCATCCGCAATGGTTTCCATCACGCTTGCGTTAAGCTCCTGAATGAGGTAGGCCTCAAAGGCGCTAATAGAAGTCCGGCTTACGGCTGCGCTCATGGAGAAGATCTTCAGGATCTCATAAGCGTTAAAGCTAATGTTGGTAGTGGTAAGGCTCTGGCGGTCTACCACGGTTCCCTCCGTATGCCATGCCGCCTTGGTTGCAGGGGTCCCGATGGGTACGGATACCTTGGCCGGCAGGTTGAAGTTCCTGGCCACGCTGATTAAACCGCCCATTTCCCGTGCCTTGCTAATCACTTCATTCAGGGTGACGGTGGGGAGAACGGCTGCGCTATTGGTGGTCGTGTTGAACGCATCGGCCCTCCGTTCCGTCTCCATGAGCTCCTTGGCCCTGTTAAAGACCTTGGTCTCAAGATCGGTCATCTTCTGTCCCAGGAGGTTCTTGAAGAAGGCGCTGCGGTACTCCTGGCTTGCGAAGAGATCCCCTTCCGGCAAGCGGTCCTTTACCTGAAAGCTCATGCCGGTTACAGGGTTAAAAGACTGTCCTTGAGGAGCTTTACTCCGCTCCTCGATGTTCTTTTTGGCCTCCTTCAGGCCATCCAGTTCAATGTTTAAGGCCTGAATGTCGGCATTGGGGTCCGTGTCAATGATCTTGCCGATCTCTTGCGCCCGTTGTTCAATCTGGGCAAGGGTATAGTTCCGGTAAAAGTTAAACGCTTCTTGAACGGTATTAAATTTCATGGTTAAATGCTCCTCCTTAGGATCTGATGGATTTTAATTTTCGCCGCTGCCCTCTCCGGGGATTTGAGTTTCTCCCGCATCCCTAGAATGGCGGTTCTCGCCTCCACGGATGTTTGGGGATAGGCAGGAAAGGGGGTAATGGACACTTCATAGACTTTCTCAATTCGGGTAATGGTTCGGGTGTTCGTGATCGGGTCAAAGGTGCTGCCGCCCTCTGGGACCTTAAACGCAAAGCTCATGCCCGATAGATCGCCTCTCCGTACTGCCGTATGGATGGCTCTTGCTTCTTCGGTATCGGGGAGATGAGCCACCATCCTTAAGCCTGCCGGCTCGATGGTAAGTTTCATCGTCTTTGGAGTTCTCGCCAAGGGGATCTTGGAGAGGTCGTGATTATATATTAAACGGGTATCGCTCAGGTCTGCCGAATCCAGAGCGCCGCGTTTAATCACTTCGGTATATTCGCCAAAGGCCTCTTGAATGGTCGTTGGCTGTTCAAACACAATGGGATAGCCTTCAAGGATCAGATCGTTTCCTTCGGCTGCCCGGATCTCTGCAGTCCTAATTTCCTTCATTGTGATCTTCCTCACTTTCGGTTGATTCTAATTCGGATTCAATCTCCAGGATGATCTCCGTTAATTTACTCATTGTTACCTCCTAACTGGTATTGGTCGGCCTTCTCTGCGCTCACCACGTTAAGGGTCTGTAAGCGTCTATCCCCATCCTCCACGGATGGGAGGTTCAGGATCTCCAAGGCTTGGTTGATGGTAAACAGGCCAAGGGGCATGAGCTCCTTCAGGATGTTGGTTTTGGTCGTGTTGCTCGCAAACTGAAGCCTGTTGCTCTCCAAGAGAATGGAATTCCCAAAGGCTTGTTCCCTGGGCGTAAAGAGCTTGTCCGTAAGTTCCAGGGAGAATTGAAGGGCTAAAGGCTCGATCACGGATTCATAGAAGGCGGCCCATTCCTCCTCGTTGTAGGTGGAATTGACGATCTTCTCAGAGATCCCTAGGTAGTCATAGATCTTTTGCTTTACGGCCTGGAGCTGTTTGTCGTCTATGCTATAGGGTTTAAGCTCTAAGGGAATGTACTCCGATTTGGAATCTAAGGCCGCAATCCCTCCAGCGTTGGTGATGGTCAAATAATCGTTGATGAAGGCTTCTTTCTCGGCTTTAAGCTTCTCCGGGGAGAGGACCTGCTGGAATTTGAGGATTCCTCGGATGGTCGCATTGGCCCGGATGGCATTTTTAAGGCCTTCATTCTGGGTATGGGCCAAGTCCAGGGTGGGGAGGATGGCCGTATTCGGATCTCCCAATAAATCGTTCCCGTTGAAGTGCCGCCTTACGGTAAACACTTCTGAAAAAGGCAGGGTGACTTCCTGTCCGCCGGAAAATACGAATCTAGCGTAAAGCGTTCCGGTCGCATCCATGAGGTATTCCATGCTCAAGGGACGTAACGGCCATATGGCTTGTAGATTACCTCTCTCGTCCTTCTGGAGATAGGCAAAGGCATTGTTGAACAGGTAGTAATGGGTGGTAAGTTTATAGAGCAGGTCATAGGCGGTCATATACGGGTTCGGCCTCACTTGGAGGATCCGGTTTAAGAAGCTGTCCCCAGGCCTTCTCTGTCCTCCCATCGTAACCACGTGAGAGGCTTTCAGTTTAGCAGCGTTCCGGGCAATCGCATCCACGGCCGCCCGGTAAATGTCGCTCTCATAGGCATCTCCAGAGAAGGGAGTGAAGGTGGCCGGGCTTCCGCTCATCACGTCCACACGGTCTACCCTGGACGGTTCTTTCTTTCGGTTGAATAGTCTTTGTAGAAGATTAGGCATTTTATACCCTCCTAAGAATATTTTAACTCATATTCTAAAAAATATCAACTAAGGTAATTATTAACTTAAGATAAATCTAAGAATTCATTTCCGCTTTTCATAAACGACAATAGTCTTAAGATAGCTCCTCGCTTATGCTCTTTAGGCACTTTGATAATCAAAATCCCCCTATCATCCCCGTTGAAAAAAGCATAGATTCCATTCGGTCGATATGGATTATCTCCTTCGGTCCAAATAAGCATCTCTGCCTTTGATAAATCTACAAGTTTTTCATCTGGTGTAAGTACCCATTTCATTTTTTGCCGTCTCCCTTCTTATTTTTAATTCCATTTACTTACAATACTTCCAACACACATTCTTACCTCTTACTTTCATATCCGTTACTTAGTCGACACTCGACACTTTATCGCTAATTGCTTGATACATAAGGCTTTATAGCCATTTTTCTTGGTCGACGATACGTCGACACTTTGTCGACACTTTCTCAAAAACCTAGCTAAACTGTCGAGTAACTGTCGACTATTTGTCGAGTTCAAAAAATCGCTTAAACATCTTGTTTGATAAGGTTTTTTTAAAAAACTGTCGAGTGTCGAGTAAGTGTTGATATATATAGCTCAAAGCCTATCCCCCTTTTACCAGTTTAATTTTTTGGGATTTGCCGTCTTTTACATCTATGGCGTGTCCCCTTTGAATAATCTCATTCACCAATGCAACGGCTTCAGTAGCTTTTTTTACTCCTGCTACTTTGTATCTAACAAGATCCCTATAACTAACCTCTCCTCCATGCTTCTCAATCCACTTGATTGCTAATCTGATCTTTTTGTCCTCAGGTGTCTCCCTGAGCATCGAATATACTTTTCTAGCGTGTGATTTTAGGTATTGCATTAGTTTAATGGTTCTAATCATAGTCTCATAATCTACATTCTCTTTGTTGTTCACTTCGCCGGTAACGTATCGTAATAAATGGAGGACCATTGATATGCGTAAAGAATAACTCCCAAACTTAGCCCAAGGCCCTAAGAGATGTTCTGGGAAATCATCTGCTTCTTGCTCATTTATGTTTCCCCTCATCCATTCCATCCATGTATCTAAGGCATCTTTGGTAAGATTTAATTCTATTTGCCCTTCTAAACCTATTTCATTAAGCTTTTTACATGCATTATCCCAAGCTTGCTTAGTCTCAATAGAAACAACATCTAAGGTAATATCTTGTTTAACCGGTTCAGGGAAAGCGAATATGAACCGGTGTATAAACCCGTCCGTTTCTGACATCTCGCTTCTTAGCTGTCCTAAGGTCTGAGGCTGGATTCCTCCGGTAAAGCCCACAAACGGGTTAGTAATATAAAGCGGCTCTCTTCCTTTTCTATTGACCATAAGACTGGTGCCGCTCCACAAAGACAATGCTTGCTGCTTGTCGGATCCCTTCCCGCCTTTGTATTGATTCATGGATAGTACCCATCCGGCTGCTTCATCTTGATAAATGAGAAGCCCATTATTGTTAATTTTTAGTAGTTCGGCCAAGGATTCTATGGTAGCGTCCGTTGTATAAATTTGCCTCATTATAGGGGGAATGGGCTTCGGTTGCTTCTTGTCCTCCGCATGGCGCTGAAGTTCCTCTTCATACTGCGCTTTTTCAAACTCATAGCGCATTTTAAGCCGCTCTTGGATGGAGAAAATTGGCTCCATCAATAATTTAAGAGCTGGTGTTTTCTTATCTCCTGGTTTACCAATGATAAGAGACCATATCCTAGCATATTCCTTCCAATCGTCCTTTGGTTTAATATAAGCGCTGTTTCCTATGAGAGAGCCTGCTATTGACAACATGGGCACTCCTAGAAAATCAGGAGGACAATATAACGATTTGGAGGCTTCCTTTATGAATCGTTGTAAAGGCTCTGGAAATACCTCTGGAAAAGGTTCTACCTTCTCTTCCTTAAACGGTACTGCTAAAGTTTCTTCATCAAAATATTCTACAGGTGTTATAATACTGCTAGATCCTTTTTCGTATCTTAAGGCACTTCTGATGAGCGTTTGAATCTCCCTATCACCCAATGGCGGTGATACAAGGTAAGCATTCATCATCTCGATAATCTTATAGATCTCATCATCCGTGTAACCGTACTGTTGAAGCCTGCTTGCGTGCCTAAATAGAGTATCGTTCCTTGCGCCCTCCGCTATAGGTAGCTCAAATGGGCGCTCTTCTTTTTTTGTGCTTAATATCTCCAGCCAACTAGGAAGAGGGGATAATGCTTCATCACTGACAGTTTCCCAGTATCTTCCTATTGTTGTCGCGGATGGTAAAACGATATACCCTTTATTTGGTAACCTATAATCCGCAAGGAAACCTAAAGGAGTAAAGGCCTTCACGTTCTGCCGTTCCACTCTTCCGGTATCCCGAAAGATAAACTGTCCCCCGTGCGGTGTTATGATGTAATGGTATTTAAGGCCTTGCTCCTTTAAAACGCCGTTTAATAGCTCCGCTTCGGCCTTATCGTCAATATCGACTACAATATAACCAGATGGAATGAGCATCCCTATCCATCCGCCTTGGATCACATCCAATGCCCAGGCTTCATCGCTAGATATTCCTTTGTAATCCGGTGAATTCCATCCGGTCTCTAAAGGTTTTTTTGCTTCACTGTACCTTTTCTCCGGTGGTTTAATGACTCTATTCTTATCAGATTCCCCTTTTAAGGGAATAAGCTTGCAATTGAATAGGCTTATTATCTCGTCAAAATCTAATATCCTTCCTAAGTTCAAAGAAGTTTCTTTAAGCTCCATTCGACTCCCCCCTCATGCCTTCGTAAAGGTAAAAATTTTATCTATCAACCAAAGCGTATTTGTGCTAAACTGAAAATGGTATTGGCAGTAAGGGACCAAATGTTTTTGGAGCAGTCCCCTACTGCCTCGGATACTAATTCCCTTTTGTCCCGCCTTCCCTAAAAAGGCGGTTTTTTCTCTTTTAAGCATCTTTCTTCCATACGCCTGGAAGAGCTGTACCTCCTTGATCCATCCACTCTTGGAGCTTATCAGGATCAAAGCGCAATTGCCGACCAATGCGGATCGCTGGGATGATTCCCTCCCTCACTTGGGTATAAACGCTTTGGACCGAAAGATTCAGGATCTCCGCTACATCCTCAACTAAAAGCAGCTTCTTTTCCATCGTTTTTCTCCTCCTTTTTATTTGACTGCCGAATTTAATTCGGTCTCCATATACTTCTTCAAATACTCCTGTTGTAGCCTAAGACCGTCCTCCTCTTTGCCAATGTAGATATGATCTCCTGAGATGTTTAGCACTCGTAAAAGGGAATGGAAAGAAGGTAGATGCGCCATCCGATTGTCCTTCTCCCATCGGCTAAGTGTTTTAACTGAGATCCCAGCCCGCTCTGCCACTTCTTTCTTTGACAAGCCCTTGTTCTCCCTCGCTTGTCTAAGAGTAAGCTCCATCTTTGGTTCCCTCATTTAATCGCCTCCTTAAACTTAATACCTACTTGCTGAGAAACTTGCCTAAAACAAATCTTCAACAATCTCGGGCGGCCATAGCTGGTCTTCAATCACTTCTTCACCGGTGGTAATGTCGAAAATGCTTTTCAGAAAAAGATAATTCCCGCAACCAGTACGTAAAATAACTTGTTTGACTTTAAGTTCCTTAATCTCGTATTCACGAAGTTTTTTCGCTCCCCAAATCATTTCCTCATTAATTTTTTGCTCTAACTTATTGTGCCACATTTTTACACCTCCTTTACCACTCATAATAAGCCTGCTCTGCTTCTGCCTGAGTGTTCCGGTCAAACCGCCGATACATCGCTGTGGTTAGGTCGTTAATCTGCTTCCTGTTCATCCCTAGATCGGTTGCCGCCATGATCGCATATCCCAGAGCAGCTGCATTACTCCACTCTCCCACGCCTAAACCCCTGATAATCAGAGCGCTAAGTACATTCTCAATATTTCCATTGCCTGCTAAGGCTTTTACTTCGCTCCAAGAGTGATGTGGGAGAGTAATAGTGACTTGACGGGTTTCCTTCTTAGTATTCGTTCCCAACAATTGTTTTAGGCCTCCATTCTTTTGTAATTTCCTTAAAAACCACGAAAGCCAAAGGGTATTCAATCTTAACGTCAATGATGTTCCCTGGATCCTTGGTGGAAAGGAACTCGTTTACCTTAGCTAACCCTCCTGGTTCATCAAGATAGAACTTCGCGATCCTTACGGTCATTATCATCACCTCCTTTTCATTTACTAAAGTAAATAAAACTCATTTGAGTAAATCATACAACCTGATTAGAATATTGTCAAGAATAATATTTACTTATTTGAGTAAAAACATTATTATATTAACAGGGTAAAAAGGAGGATTATTAAAAATGGAAAAAGACAAAAAAGATCTAGAGCTAGAGAATGGAGACAAGGATAAAAAAATAGAAAGGATTGAAGAAGAGGGTCTTGACTTAAATCCTGAGGATGTACCGGCTTATGCTTTACCGTATGTGAAAAGAGGACCGTTAAATGTTAAGGAATTCGGCGAATGGTTAAAGGCATTGAGAGAGGAAAAAGGACTTACGTTAGCTGAGCTGAGCGAAAAAACCGGTTATTCAACTTCTCATATTTCACAATATGAAACAGGGAAAAGAAAAACAAAGCCTAAGCCTGAATATCTAGAAAAGATGTCTTTACATTTGGGTGTGAAGTTTTCCGATTTACTTTATATGGCAGGTTATAAAAAATTAGCTGATAAAATGAGCTTTATTGAAGCTGTGAACGAATTTTCATATGAGAAATCTAAAAATGCAGGTTCAAAGAAAAATGATATAGAATCCGAATTGATTGAATATGTTAGGCATGTTACTGATTTAAGACGCTTTTTAATGAATGACTTTTGGTTTGAGACTACCCAAAGATATGTATTTCCTTCGTATAACGGTTTTCCTCTAAAAAAAGAGGATAGGATCAGGGCCATAACAGTCCTAGACGCTTTATTCCCTGAATATGTACAACTACGACAAAGAGCAGGGAGAATGAACCGATATGATAATGAAACAAAAAAAGGGTCCGAAGAATAATCGTACCCTTTTTTTGTGTGCGGGTTTGTGTGCGAACTGAGCCATTTAACCTCATTTTTGGCTATACATAATAAAAGTGCTAAACCGATAAAAGCCCTTATGTATCAAGGCTTTTTAATGCTCTTGACAATCGCTTAAAATTAGTGTAAAATGCCCATTGTTGGACTCTTAATCAGGGGGTCCAGGGTTCGAGTCCCTGAAGGCCCACCATCTTTGCGGACGTAGTTCAGCTGGTAGAACACAACCTTGCCAAGGTTGGGGTCGCGAGTTCGAGTCTCGTCGTCCGCTCCATACATAAATAAAAAAGGAGGCGGAATTTCCGTCTCCTTTTCGTTCAT